GTGGTAGGTATCTCCAATTTATGTAAACCGAACAAATATTCCCCAAACAAATGAACGAGTAAACATAGAACAATAACAAATACATTATTGTAAACCGAACAACATTTTGTTTTAAATATTTTCAATAAATTTTCAAAATATACTTGACAAGTAAAACAATTTGTAGTAATATATAAGTGTCGAAAGGAGATGAAAACAAATGAAAAAAAGTATATTATTTATATTATCATTTATTGCTTTTATAATATTAATAGGAGAAACAGAAGAAATAACATTAAAAATAATATTATTGAAAGTAATATCATTAGCTTGGTTATGGTTAATAGCAAAAGCAAATAATTATTTTTATAAAGGAGTAGAAAAAAAATGAGATATTTATTTTGTTTTATAATAGGTTTATTTTTAGGTATATTTATTATGTGTTTATTACAAATAAATAGGGGGTTAGATAATGAAGAAAATAAAATTGATAATTGAATTTATCAAATTAAAACATCAAGGATATAACAAAGAAGAAAGATACTTTAAATATGCTATCAAAGGGCTTATAAATTTTGAGCAGTACGAGAAATTTATTGATAAAAAAGTAATGAAAGGGGGCGAATAGATATGTTTAAAAATGGCAAAATTCCAAGTAATCCTTTTAAATATACTATTGACGGTAAAGAAGTATCAGAAGAAATATTTATAGATTATGTAACAAATAATTTTAGAGAATTTTACAAAGATATAAAAAATAATTTAATAAAATTAGGATTTAAAGTAGATACAATAGGATTTAGATATTGGATAGAAGCTATTAAGATATATAAACAAGATGGTTGGCGTTATGGTTTTACAATGCAATATTTATATAATGAAATAGCTAAATATTATGGTAGCACACCAACACGAGTAGAAAGAGCATTAAGAACTACAAGTAATAAAGCAAAAGAACAAATAAAAAATAAATATGGATATTTTGGAAAAATAACAAATAAAACTATATTAGAATTATTTACAAATTATAATTTAGAAGATTATCCAAAAGTAGAAAAATTAGAACAAAACGCAAGTTATGATGAGATATTAACACATATACCGTGTATAGATTAGAAAGGAGAATAACAATGGATCTAGAAATAGAAGATAGATTACAAGAAATATACAAAAATTTAATAATAGAAGTAAATTTCAAAGATTTTAGATTATACGAAATCATAATAAAATTAGAATATAAGGGTATACTATACGAAAGCAAGTTTGAATATAAATACGACACAAGCTTTACACTAGACGGAAATATAAGTACAATAGTACATATAATTGATACTCAGATTATAATACCATTTTTTAAGAGAGGAGAATAAATATGGAAAAATCAGAATTCATACCAACAATAGCACCATTAGTAGTAGCAGAAAACAACAGGAGAGGCAAACCCTTATTTCCTAGTGTTGTAATTGCCCAAGCAATATGCGAAAGTGGCTGGGGACAAAGTACAATAATGATGAAAGCAAATGCAATTTTTGGAATAAAAGCAACATCAAGCTGGAAAGGAAAAGTATACAATGCAAACACACAAGAGTGTTACGACGGAAGTACATACACAAATATTACAGCTTGTTTCAGAGCCTATAATAATTTAGCAGAAAGTATATCAGATTATTTTGATTTAATAACAAAGTCTGAAAGATATAGAAGAGCAATAGTAGCAGAAACACCGCTAGAATGTATAACTGCAATAAAAAATGGCGGATATGCAACAAGTCCAACATATATAAATACAATTATGTCAATAATCAATAGTAATAATTTAACAAAGTATGATAATGTGGAAGATGTGGAAAACTCTGTTGATAACACAAATTATATTGAATATATAGTAAAAAAGCGGAGATACATTATCAGCAATAGCACAAAAATATAATACAACATATCAAAAAATAGCACAAGATAATAATATAGAAAATTCTAATTTAATATATCCAAATCAAAAATTAAAAATATATACAAATGTTTCTCAAGAAACAAACGAAACAATATACATAGTAAAAAGCGGTGACTGTTTATGCAATATTGCTAAAAAATTTAATACAACAGTAAATAAAATTGCAAGGGATAACGGAATTACAAATGTAAAATTAATTTATGTAGGTCAAAAGCTTATAATTAAGAGGTGATAAATAATGGCAGAATATACAACAAAATATAGTCCAATGCATATACAGTGTATTATAGGACAACCTTATGGAAATGTTAGTAGTTCATATAGTTGTGGTTTTCACACTGGTGTAGATTTTCCACAAAGTGGTGTAGCAGCTCCAAACCCTGATTTATATTCAATTTCAGAAGATGGTGTCGTAGTTTATGTTTATAAAGAAAGTCAAGGAACTAAACCAGCATTAGGAAATCAAGTACAAATTTTAGATAATAGAACAGGACTTTATTATCGATATTGTCATATGCTATATGGAAGTGTAAAATTAAAAGTCGGTGATAAAGTAGACTTAAATACAATTGTAGGAAAAATGGGAAATACAGGAAATTCTACAGGTACACACTTACATTTAGAAGCTTCTACAACACAAGCATGGAAATGTAGCTCATTTGTAGACCCGTGCCAACCTTTAGGTTTTCCAAATGTAAGGGGTACAATAGTTAAATATGACGGAACAACGCCACCTACTCCACCAGTACCACCCGTTATAAGAAAACGCAAAAAATTTCCATGGGCTTTATTTACAAGAAAAATTAGAAATAGGCGAACATTTTTTAAAAATGTTCGTTTTTATTATTGACAAAATAAAAATTTGTGCTTATAATTTAAATATAAACTAACGAGAAAGGAGAAATAAAAATGCAAGAAATTATTACTCTATTATCAAATTATGGCATAGGAATTGTATGTGTTGCTTATTTAATTTATTTTCAAAACACTACAATGAGATCAATGTTAGAAACTTTAGAAGGCATCAATACAAGACTAACAATAATTGAAAACAAATTAGAAAGAAAGGAGGAAAATTAAAATGAAGCTAAGTAAAGAAGATTTAAAAAAGAAAATTACAGAAGTCGTTGGAGATGAAGATACTCAAATATCTTTGCTTGAAGATATTGAAGATAGTTTCGTTGAACCTGATGAAGTCGATACAGTCGAAAAAACAACTTATGATGAATTAGAAACTAAATACAAAGATTTACAAGAAAAATACAAACAAAGATTTTTAAAAGGCGACGACAAAAAAGACGCTGAAGAAAAAAAAGACGAAGTCGATGAAGAATTAGAAGAAAAAGAAGTAATCGACATAAAAGAAATTTAATTATAGAAAGGTAGGAAATAAAAATGGCTTTAAACAAAGTTTTAAAAGTAAATTCAGATAGTGAATTACTATCATATATTATTAATGTAACACCAGAATTAGCAAGTGAAATTGATTTACCAGTTCAAGGCGAAAGTATAGCACCTATTGGTAAATTAATCATGTCAAATGAAAGATATAAAAATGCTTTCTTAAACACAATAAATTTAATAGGATTAACTGTAATAGATAGAAATTATTGGGAAAATCCATGGGAAGTTTTCGCAAATAGAGGAAATTTGCCATACGGACAAACAGTAAGAGAAATGATTGTAGATATAGCAAATGTATATGATTATAACGAATTTGCAAACGATGCAGAGCATTTCTTAGAAAATGTTGTTCCAAATGTTTATAACTATTTACATGAAATCAATTATCAAAAATTCTATAAGACAACTACATCAGATGAACAAATGGCAATGGCTTTCAATACTGAGGGCGGATTATTTGATTTAATTGAAAAAATAGTAGGTTCTTTATATGAAGGTTATAAATACGATAAATACATAGCAGATAAATATATGTTATGTAGAAGAATTATAGACGGAACTATAACAAGTGTTAAAATAGATAACTACGCAAATTTAACACCAAGACAAAGAGTAGCAAAGTTAAAAAATGTATCAAATTTAATGACTTTTAGAAATCCAAATTATAATCCAGCTGGAGTTAGAGTATCAACACCATTTGAAAATCAAATAGCAATTATAAATACAGATTTTGAAGCTGATATGTCAACAGATGTTTTAGCAACATCATTCTTTAGAAATGAAGCAGAAATGAAATCAAGAAGTGCATTAATTGATGGCTTTGGAAATCATGATGGTGCTAGATTAAAAGAATTATTGGGCGATGGTTATGTACCATTTACAGAAGCAGAATTAGAAGCTTTAAAAAATATACCAGCTGTAATAATTGATGATGAATTTTTCCAAGATTATTCATACGCAATGGATAATAACGCAGATACAAAAATGACAGATTTTTATAATCCAGAAACTTTAAAAAGAAATCACTGGTTACACACATGGAAAGTTTTATCAACTTCTCCATTTAAACAAGCCGTAGTTTTTACAACAGACACACCATCAGTAACAAGTGTAAAAGTAAATCCACAAGAAGTATCAGTAAGTGCAGGAGTACCAGTACAATTAACAGCAGTAGTAGAAACAACTGGATTTGCAAATAAGGCTGTAACTTGGAGTATAACACAAGATCCAGAAACAGACGAAAACAAGAAAGCAACAGTAGATTTAACAGGAAAAGTACATATTCCAGCTGGACATGTAGCAACTAAACAAAAAGATGAAAGCACTTTAATAAAAGTAACAGCAACAAGTATTTATGACAAAGAGAAAAACGGAACAGCAAGTATAACAGTTCTTTAAAAATTAAACGGCTGGATTTAATATCTAGCCGTTATTATTTTATAAGAAAGGAGAAAAAGAAATGAAACGAAAATTAATAAATTCTCAGTTGTCTAATTTCACAACTTATGAAATGTATAAAAGGCAATTACTTACACTTGCCGAAAATGTTTTTGAGTTTTCTAATATGCCTAAATTTATTGATACAGCATATTTAAATAAAACATTATTAAGACAAGGAAGTATAGCATTTTTCGTTGATGAAGTTTTAGGATTATTAGCATTACCGTATCAAAATATAGGGAAATTAGATGTATACGGCAGACCTACAAGCATACAAGTAATATCACAAAATGGATATAGTAAATTTATTAGAAGTCAAGATGATTTTGTAATAATGTATGATAATAACGGGCGTTATCCTTTATGGTTAGATATTTTACAATATGCAGAGCGAATTGCATTAGATACTAGAACTACAGATATAAACATTGCACAGCAAAAAACACCTAGATTTTGGAAAACAAAATCAGAAAAAGTAAAATCAGTTCAAGATTTAGTAAATAATGTAGACGCCATGGAAAATACAGTAATTTCTTATGATGATTTGGATTTAGACGACACAACTCTAGTACTTGCACCAGCTCCATTTGTTGCTGATAAAATAGACTTGCACAAAGAAAAAGACTGGAACGAATTTTTAAGATTAATTGGTATTGCAAATATGAATTTCCAGAAAAAAGAGCGTAACATAAAAGACGAAGTATTGGCAAGTCAAGGCGGAACAGTTGCAAGTCGTTATAGTCGTTTTGAGCCTAGACAAAAAGCAATAGAAGAAATAAACGAAAAATTTGCGAATAAAATTTTATTAAATGGAAAGAAAGCTTTAGAAAAAGAAATAGAAGTTAAATATTATGATGGCGAACCTACAACAGAAAAAGAAGATGATATAGAAAGCGAGGTTGGAGAAGATGATACCATATTATAATGATGGATTTTTTATGTTTTATCCATTTTTACCACCTAATTGCAATAAACCGCCTACATTATATAGTGTTTTAAATTCCATTGTTAATGGCGATAAAGACGAGGACGAATATACAAAAATAAAGGATTTAGCAAAAGAGGGGCGTTCTACTATATTTAATTTTGATTATCCTTTAACTAATAATATTACAAAGGAAAAATTTGAAACAATGATACTAAATCATTTTTTACAAAGGCGTATAGGATTTGAAACAGTAACAGCTTTTCGTATTCAATTAGATGTAAAATTAAACGAGATTATGCCAATTTATAATAAAATGTTTGATGCATTAGAAAATTGGCAGATATTTAATGATGGCGAAGTAACTACAAGAACTGGAAAAGATAATAGAACATCAGAAAACACAAATAATACAAGTAATGAATTAAATAATCATAGTACAACAACTAATAATGATATATCAGATAGAAGAAATAGTGAATTGCCTCAAAATCGATTAGAAGATTTGCGAAATGGTAGTTATGTTACAAATTATAATTATGATACAAATACAAATAATGCTGAGGATAATTCAACAAGCAAAGGAACATCACAAGCACATAATAACGGAACAGACATAAACGAATATAACGAAACAGTTACAAGAACGCCAGCAGACAAAATAGCAATTTTAAAAGAAATGCAAGAAAATATAAAATCAATATATACTATGATATTTAAAGACCTTGACTGTCTTTTTTATCAATTAGTATAAAGAGAGGAGAAAAGAAAATGAATAAATTTAATTTTAATAAATTAACACCTTTTAAATGGTTCGTATTAGAAAATTTCCCATTTTTGGAGGCAGATTTTGATGCTTTAACTGAGGTACAATTATTTTACAAATTGGGAAAAGAAATAAATAAAATTATAGATAGCCAAAATGTTGTTGGAACAGAAATGGAAAAATTTTCACAAGCATTTATTGAATTACAAAATTATGTAAATGATTATTTTAAAAATTTAGATGTACAAGAAGAAATAAATAATAAATTAAATGAAATGGCAAGCGACGGAACTTTAGCAAAAATTATAGAAGATTATGCAACAATTCCTGAACTTACTAATCGTGTCGAAAAATTAGAAGATCAATCTTTAATTTTTCAAAAAAATGAAAGAAATAGTAAATATATAGCTTATATTTTTTGTGATAATGAATATAGACAATCTATTAACTATATTACAGAATTATTAACAAGATGTGCAAATGCTGGATTTAAAGAAAGTCAAATGACAATTCATATAAATGATGATGGAACATTAACAGAAAATAAAACAAAATTTACAGAATATAATAATATAGCTAATTCTTTAAATATTCCAATTACTTCTGTAAAATTTCACGGAAATTATAATGCTATAAATTATCAAAATACTGTTTTAGATGTATTAACATATTTTCCAAATGCAACTACGGTTTTTGTATTAAATGAACAATTAGACAAAGTTTTTGAGTATGGTTTAGGTTATCCAGCAGTAATTAAAAATAATTTTCCAAATATTAAAAAAGTAGGATTTACATGTGTATATAATCAAGCTTTTTATGGTAATAATGTTACACCAACACAATGGGAAAGTATAATAAATGTTTATGATGTATTAGGTGTTCATATGTACCCATCAGTTTCTAGTTTTTCTAATCCATCTAATTGTAGCTATGATAAAGTTATAAATGCTTTTAATAATCCAACATTTATATGTCCATGGACAAAAGAAATATGGATTACTGAATCTGGTGTTTTACCATATTGGCAAATGTTAGAATTACCTGAAAATTATAGATTGAATGTATTAACTGATAAAACATTTAATACAGAACCACAAAAAATATTCTTTAGAGCTTTAAATAATTGTAATATGGCTCAAAGAGCTACAAAAGTTATTCCATGGTTTCTTGAAAGTGGAATGAGTGACACTAAACACGAATTATTTGATATTTTAGAAAATATTATAAAAAATAGATAGGAGGATTAAAAAATGAAATTTTTTAGAAAAAATTTAAATAGTAATTTTATTAGAATTTGTAGAATTCAGATAACTTCAGAACAAAGAAATCAAAATTTATACCCAGATCATCTTTATGATTTTACTATAAAATTAGATAATATTTATAAATTAGATAGAATTGAAGATGTAAAAGAATATAAATTAAAATTATTTACTTCTAATAATTTATTTTTCTTTGTAAATTCTAATAATTTATATTATAAATTAACAGAAACAGAAACTGAAAAATATATTGATATTGGAATGTATATACCAACTTATGATACTAATATTCACATTGATGTTGATACAGTAAACGACGGAACTATTACATTTTATTGTGATAAAGCAAATATAAATGAATATACAAGAATAAACTATGTAAATACTTCAAATTCAAATATTATATATTACAATTCAAATAAATATCTTTTCACTAACACTTCAGTAAAATTATGTTTAGCAAAAACATATAATAGAATTACTGAATTAACTACTAATACAACTTGCTTTATCGAAGGAAAAAATATATCTAATGCTGATAATGCAAAATTTACACTTACAATTGAACAAGAAACAGATTATTCTATTATCGTAAATATTGTAGCAAAATCAAATTGTTATTTGTTTATTGAAAATTTTGAACCATAAAAAAAGCTAGTATTAAATACTAGCTTTTATATTATTTCATTATTTAAACTATAATTACCTACATTTGCGTGATTATGCCAAATAGTTATACCACGCCTACAAGCATTATTTATAATTTCCATAAATTTATTCGGAACATCACCATAACCAATTTCTTCACTTGCTCCTATTTCTACATAGTTCCAATATTTTCTGCCTACTATATTTGGCATTTCTAATTTTTTTATTGCATAACCAAAACGGGTAAAATAATCATCTATAATCTTTAAATATTCTGTTTTTGCTCTCATATGATAAATAACAAAAGTATTTTTACCGCTTGAAAAATTAACATCTCCACTATTATTACCGCCTGTAATTGAAGGTAATAAGCTTGCTTGATAAAATTGACCTATTAAACCTGCAATATTTCCTGCAACAGTTCCAATATTTCCAGTTGCAACTGATGCACCTGTTGATACTATATTGCTTGATATATTTACAGCATTAGCAGTTAGCCAATTTATAAATGCATCACTAGACCAAGAACAAGTTGGAAATTTTGCAAGAGGTATAGTTTCATTATAGTTTTTATCAATTCCTTTATAATCAAATGGAACCAAACGACCAGATGCACCAATTGAAACGCTTAATTCTGCATCTAATACAATAGAATTTCCGCCATTAAAATTTTCATATTTATATATTATATTGTTTCCTATATTATTTGATGCTAATAAATAATTAAACGGATAAACAAAACATTTATTATTTTTTGGCTGATAGTTTTTAAATGATGTAGTTTTTTCTATTGTAAATGGTAAATCTATTTGTTTATCACTTTGTTTAAGTAAATAACAATAATAATTGCCGAAAGTCGAATCTTTGTGTAATTGTTCTTTTCCTATTGCATCTACTAAAAATCTAGGTAATATATATATTTCTTTTATACTTTCAATTTTTTTATCATTATTTACATCAGATAAAAAGTTATTTATCCAAGTAATACCAACATTTGAAGGACTAAATATAAAAATCCAATTTCCTTGCAAAATTCCATTTACTTTTTGTACTCCATTAAAATCTTTTTTAGTTATTGGATTATATGTACTGTTTATTGCAAAATAAAAATTAGGTTCATCACTTTCAGTTTGAAAAGTCACTTCATCAAAACTTTCTTGAACAACTTCTCCAACATCTAAATTTTCTGGAACTGTATGTAATCCTATTGTATCATCATTTACATGTTGTCTATTTATAAAACAAACCTTTTTTTGCCAATAATCAAACCAAGTAGACCAAGCATCAATCGTAAAAGTAATTTCTGTATTCTTATCACCTTTATAAATTACATCATCAATCCATGCAAAAAACCATTTGTTACTATAATCTGGATTTTGAAAAGCAATATAATTTGCTTGTAAACATTGTGCGTATGTAAATCCAGCCATTATGCTTCTTGTCGTACGCAAAAATGAATAATTATCAGCTTCTGCAACTAAATTGGCTTGACATAATTCTAACATTTGAGCTTCAGTGTATGAAAGGACATTTGTATATTCTTTATCTATATTTATATTTTTTACTAATAAAATTTTACTATTCATTTTCTACCTCCTAATTTGAAAATCTATAACCTGTTTAAAATCTGTTCCGCACATATCACTAGAATAAAAAATTTTGTTTTCTTTAAAAGACATAAACAAGTTACGAAGTTTATCATTTTTAATTGATATATTATATATATCTCGTTGCCAATACTTTGATACTTTTATTATATCAGAAAATACAATTATTTTATTTGAAAATTCTTTATAATATGGGCGTATAAACCATATTGGGCTATTTTTTATGTTTTTATCTACTAAATATTCACATAAAAATTTAAAACTTTGATATTGAAATCCAAAACGATATAATACATTATATTCTTTATAACTTTTTGGCAAATGAGGTTGTGGTCGTGTTTCCCAAGCCCCAGTATTTATCATTTTTGCATTTGTTCCTATTGTTCCTGAAGTTTGCCCAGTAGACATACAATATTCGATTGCTATTTTAATTGGTGAATTTCCCTCGACTACATCTGCTATTTCTTTTACTGCTATTGTTCCTTGTTTTTGACTACTTATTATTTGATGTAATCCCCAGTCGTTTATATAAGGACAAACTCTTGATATTGTATTTCCTACAAGCCATAATCTCGTTGTAAGTCTTTTCCTATCTACTGTTGCATAAAAATTCATTAATTTGTTACTTTCGTTTGCTAAATATGTTGTTCTTGACATAAACTCTTCAAATATAATATCTTCTACATCTAAATAACTTGCACCAGCATAATTCTGTTCTGTCGATAAGGCTACTACATATCCTATTTTTTCATATCGTTTTGTTTTTCCCGTTTCATTATCATATACGGATAAATAAAGATTTTTTCTAAATAATGTTATGCAATTGTATTTTCCATTTGTTAATTTTGCTACATCTACATCTTGAAAATATTGTTCTATTTTTTCAGATGTTATTTCTTCTCTTAGACGACGCATCAAAATAAATCTTTTTCCTGTTTTTAAATATTTTTCTACTGCTTTTTTATGTTTTACTTGATAGCTCTTTCCATTAGAGCGTTCACCATATATTAAATTAAATCTTGCACCTATTGCATCAATTTTATCTAAATTATAATGGATAATCTTTTTATTAGCCATTGTTTTTCTCCTCATCATTTTTTTAAATATAATTTAGCTATTTCACTTTCTATTTCTTCTCTAACTATTTTTGCATTTTTCTTTGTTGTTCTATTTGTTAGTAAATTAGCTCTATTGATTTTCTTCTTTTTACATATCCCGTGAAATAGTTATTTTTGAAAATTTTTTAATATAATCTAAATCTTCCATTTTTCACTCCTTAAATTTAGCTCTTTTACTTGAATTATCAGAAATTAAATCTGCATATTCAAGAGCTTTTCCTAATATATATGTAGTAGGAACTACACAACAACCGTGATTTATCATTTACAGTATATTCTTTTCCTTCATAATCAATTATACTACATTTTTCTTGATTTTCACAATACATTAACAAATTTTTATTTGTATATTTAAAATCAAATACAAAATTGTCTTTAAATTCAGATAAATTTTTTAATCCTAATGCACCTGTTTTTGGAACTCCAGCAACTGTTATTTCAAGCACTTTAGCTTTATTACCTTTTATTTCTTGCACATTTGTATCTTCTTTTATTTTTTCTTTATCTATCCATTTCGTATATGCATATTTTTTAGCACCTTGTGTTATAAACTCTTCATAATGTCCATCATTATCAAATACACCTAATACATGTTTTTTGCCCTTGCTATCTTTCGGACTAAATTTCTCATACGGTATTTCTAATAATTTACTTACATATTTTAATTTATTTATAACAAATTTATTATAATTATTTATAACTTCTTTGTTATATCCTTCTTTTAGCTTCATACTGTCAGTATCGCAATATACTACATAATCATCTAATTGTATTACATTTTTTAATAAATTAGAACGAGCAAAAGCTGTAACCCAAACTCCATAAGCAAATGATAAAAAAGCTTTTTTCTTTTCTTCATTTAACTTTTCAATTATTTCTTTATTACTGAGTTCTTTTTCGCTCCAATCGTTTACATTATCATAAATAACATCATCTCTAATCATATTTGTAACAGACATTCCATACAACGCATTGAATTTATTTTTTTCTTTGGCATACTCTACTTCCATACCCTCTACATTTTTATAAGCTGTTTTATTTACATACTTTTCTAATACAAATTCTATAAATTGTTTTGGTAGATAATCATATATACTATAATAGCTTTCTTTTATTTCATAACTATCAAATTTATACGCATCTAATATAAAATAAAAATCTATATCAGTTAATGTAATTGTTATGCTTTCTGCTTCTATAATCCTACCATTATCATATACACCTTTTACTATTTTACTACATTTACTTTGCGAAATAAAATTATTATAGTATTTACACTTTATATTTTTAAATTCTACAACTAACAAATATGCAAATCTTGATAACATTTGATCTTTATTTTTTATGTTACATTTTTGAAATTCAGTAGACGGAAATTGATGCGATACTAAAATATATGGGTAGCTTGATGTAAAATCCCAACTATCAATATTATGTTGGATTTCATCTGTATAAATCCAATTTGCGTGCGTATATCCACCAGCGAAAGCTTCTTGTAATAAATTATATATGTGCGGATTTATATTGATAGATTTTTTTACTTTTCTTTTATAATCCCAGTCATTAGATACCAGTTCTTTTAGCTCTCTTCTAACATGTCCCGTACTTGTTAGCGGTATTTTATCTACTCGTGCGTAAGTTTCTAACTCTCTTTTTATATAGTGATATACAACTAAGCAATCATATTCACAATATCCCAATTCTTTTTCTGTTAAATTAGTTATTGGAGTTCTTAATAATGTATAGTCTAAGTCACCAACCTTTTTTTCAACAGGTAAATTAAAAATTTTAGGTAAAAATTTTAATGCACAATTTGACATCATATAACTGCATCTAAATTCTATATTAAAATCTTCTAATTCACATTTCATGACTTTATGCTTTTTTCTTGCTAATACATTTTTAAAGTTAAATACACTTTTTAAATATTGAAATTCAAATGATAAATTATGTACAAAAACTATTTTTTTATTACTATTATAATAATCTAATCGTATTAAAAAGCTTTTTAAATCTTCCCAAGTTCTGCCATAATAGACTTCATCATTTATAGAAAACATCCATATATACATACAACTTCTAAATTCAGCGTCTTTTTGTTCTTCCTCTGTTAAATCTAAATATTTAATAGCTGGTAGTACTTTTCCATTTAAAATTAAATAACTTGATGTTTCTATATCAAAAGAATAGATGGTGTTGTCAACTTTTTTTCTCTCGCCTACTATATCTCCAAAATGATATTGAAATTCTTTAAAATATTTCATTATCACAATTTTCTCCATTTATCATTTATTTTATCAATTAAATATGAAAATTCTTTTTCATCTATTTTATCTTGTTCTCTTAAATCATCTAAAATTCCTGCTAATTCTTCTAATTCACTTTCACTACTTGCTAAATCTATTGCACTTGTATAATTATTATATAATATTTCTACTTCATCTTGATTATTATTTCCTCTATAAATATACTTAATATATATTTTACGCATAATACTTTCTATATTTCCTTTACCTTTATTATATTTTATATAACTATTCATCGTATTAGAAAATGTTTCATAATTAAAATTTTTTTCTCCTGCTTCTTCTATTATTGCTAAAACATCAGAGCCGTGGAATAAAATTTGTTACACTATTTACTTCTGTATCTTCAAAAAAGCTAGTCAAAGCTTCTGCTTCTTCATATGTTATATCTGAAACATCAGTACTAAATCTTGTCTTTAATGTTTTAATAGCTTTTTGTTTAGCTTTCTTTATTCCTCTTTTTGTTGATATACTAGAATTTAAAAATTCTCTTGTTGCTTTTATAGTTGCTTTCATTTGCGTAACAGTCATTGTTTTATTAGCTTTTACACGACCAGAAATACTCCAAGCTTGCAACGGTTCGGTTGCAAGCTTTTCCTTTAAATATTTTGTAGCCCAAGTATCTTTACCAAACTCTCGTTCCAATCTTACTATACGCTGATTAGCTCTTTTACTTAATTTTTTTAATTCGTTAAATAACTCTTGTTCCTCTCGAGTTAGTTCTTTTTTTACTCTAGGCATATTCTATTCCTCTTTTCTACAAATTTAATTAAAATGGTAAATCGTCGTTTGTAGCTTCTTCTTTTTGTTCTGTTTTTTCTTCTTTTTTGTTGTTTCCTAATACTGGTACTGCTTTATATGTTTTTCCTTTATTTGTTTTTACTTCTGTTAGTCTTACGCTTTCTACTTCTCCAAAATAGTCTACGACACTTTCTGTAAAAATTTCACTACCGCTTGATACTAGCCCGTATTCTTCAGTGTCAAAATAATTGATATTGAAGTTCTTGTCGTCTGTTACTATATTACATTTTGCATAACCTGTAATTTTAACTTCTACTCCAATTAAATCTGATAATTTTGTAGCTGTTAGATCTCCTCTTTTTGCCATTTTTTCGAATAATGCGTTGTCGCAAGTTCCTTTCTTTTCTAATACTGTTACTTCATACTTTCTTGTTTCCATTTTTATTCCTTCTTTCTTGCTATTAGGTTGCAAACCATAATTTATTATAAAGGTTGTCGACTTCCTTTAACTTTAATTATATTACTACAAATTGTTTTATTTGTCAAGTATATTTTGAAAATTTATTGAAAATATTTAATACAAAATGTTGTTCGGTTTAGAATAATGTATTTGTTATTGTTTTATGTTTACTCGTTCATTTGTTTGGGGAATATTTGTTCGGTTTACATAAATTGGAGATACCTACCAC